AAGGATCGGCTGTGATGATCTACGAGTGGGCCACCGGCATCAACGTGGCTGAGCTCATGCGTGAGGGTGGCTCCGCTCAGGCCGACCTCCGCAAGATCAACAAGATCCTGCGCTTCTACTTCGGCAAGCCGTACATGACCTACATCTGTGGCCGCAAGGTGCTCAACGCCTACCGTGTCCCGCCGGGCTACTACATCAAGCGGCACCGCCCGATGACGCTGACGCTGTGGGCGGAGTACCAGGAGGGAACCCTGAACCCGTGAGCTACGTCGAGCTCGAGGACGGCACGCGGGTCTACGACCACGGCCTGCAGTACAAGCCTCTGGCGCCGGAGGAGCGCAAGTACAAGGTGCGCAAGCCGGACGACCCGAGAGCCGTGCGCTTCAAGGGTGACTGGCTGCTGCCGCTGCCTCTCCTGCCGGACGAGAACCGGGTGTGGCCGGAGACGGTGGCCGACGACGAGACGCTGCGGCACAAGGCATGGTGCCGGTGCTACGTGTGCAACCGGCCCATCGCCAGCGAGGTGTGGAAGCGCAACGCGCGCCACCAGAGGAAGCACCTGCGCTAGAGGCGCATCTCCTTCTCCTGGTTCTCGAGCACCGTCTGGTCGCCGACCGGGCCACCCTCGAGGCGCTGGAACAGCTGGACGATGGAGTCGAGGTCGTGGCCCATGATGGCCTGCAGGATCAGCGTGGCCGCGGTGTGGTCGAGCACGTCGCTGCTGTGGTTCCACACCTGCTGCACGGTGCCGTACCGCTGGTGCCAGAGCCAGGCGATACGGGTGTCGAGGGTGGCTCGGTGTGCGTCGGGCACCGCCTTCCTGAACTTCTGTGTCAGCACAAGTTCTGAGGACATGACGTCGAACCTCCCAGGAAGATGACAGAGATGAAGATGTAGGCAAGCGTGCCCAGCACCGTTACCGCGATGGCTGCGCCGACCGTGTAGACGAAGGTCTCAATCGGATCCATCGTCATCCCTCCACTTCTGTAGTGCCGGGCCCTCGATGAACACGATGAGCTCTGACTCCCGGCCCTGCGCCATGAAGTCAGCCACTCCCAGGAGCTGGCTCAGATTCTCCGTCGGCATGCTCAACTGGATCACCTCGTCCAACAGCTGGCTGTACGCCTTCACTTGGCTCACCGATCTCACCTCCTGTCAGGTCCACGAAGTCGATCTGCACCTCGGTGCGGGTAGCAGGGTGAGAGCCTGGCCGGCGCTTGCCGACGAGGCGGTCGAGGATCAGCTTGCGCGCCTTGTTCGCCTTGGCCATGCTGCCGCGCACCGAGGCGTCGGGCTGGTTGGCGATGACGAACAGCTCGCGGCACACCAGCTCGTGCACCGGCTTGGTCAGCAGGTTGTCGTCGATCATGTTCGGGTAGTTGGCCACGTTCTGCAACGCCTGCCGGATGGTGACGGTCACCGTGCCCACACGCCTTCCCAGTTCTCGATGTAGTCCATGCTGCTGGCCTGGCCCGGCTGCTCAAAAAATTTTCCGCCGAAGAAGTTGAGCTCGCGGTTCGCCTGGTCGGCATAGCGTAGTGCGTCCATCATGTTGCTGTGCTTGTCGTGCAGCGGCTTGTTGGTCCAGATCTGCAGCTTGGAGTTGAACTCGTACTTGTAGTTCTCGAGGCACTCGAGGAACCACTGGCAGTTGGTCTCGTGGACGATGGTGTTGTACAGGTCCATCCGGGTCTGCTGGATGTCGGTGACCAGGTCGTAGTCACCCTGCCTCGAGCCGGGGATCTTGTAGACCTTGTTGCTCTTGGCCAGCACCGAGACGTTCGGGAACTTCTGCTTCATCATGTCGGCCGGCGTGGTGTTCACCGCCTTCTCGTGGTGCTCGCCGTCCCACGGCAGGACCATCTGGGTGATCTGGCTGAAGTAGGGCTTCGTGCGCAGCACGTCGACGTACTCGGGCAGCGCCTTGCCGTGGCCCTCGCCACAGTCGTAGATGAACTTCTGGCCGTTGATGAACTGGCAGGCGATCCACGCCGTGGCGTCGGAGTGCAGGCCGGAGGAGCCGATGTCGAAGATGATGTAGAGCGGGTGGCCTGCCTGCAGGTTGAAGTCGTGGATCCGCTTGTCGCGGAGCATCGCCATGTACGCCTCGCCGTAAACGGCGGCCGCGTCCATCTCCTCGAAGGAGACGTAGTACTCCTGCTCGAACATGCGGTGGTTGCCGAACCGCTTGAAGTAGGAGTCCTTGGTCTGCTCGAGCTGCTCCTCGGTACGCACCGGAGGGAGGCCCTCGCGCTGCATCATCTCGTTCAGGTCGTCGATGGTGCGCACGATGATCTGTGCCTGGGGGTGATCCTTCAGCGACTCCATCGCCTGCCACAGGGGATTCTTCCGCTTCCCTCGTGGAGTGGAGACGGCCATCAGCCGCTTCTCCTCCTGCTCGTTGTCGAGGATGGGCATCAGCCGGGGCAGCGGGTCCTCGCGGAAGAACAGCGCCAGCTCGGTGATCGTATAGTCCTGGAACGCGGTACCCACACCACTGGTGTCCTGGCCTGACTGGAAGTAGCCGGCCAGCTTGAGGCGGCTCTTGTTGGCGAAGCGCCCCTCGAGCAGCGTGTTCTTCCAGTCGCAGAGATCCGGGGGCACGTTGTCCTGCATGGCCTGGATGAACTTCCCGCAGCACGGGCACAGGTAGGTCTTGTCGTAGAGGATGTCCCGGATCGTCGGGTTGTTCAGCGAGATGTACACGCCCGTCGTCTTGGGCGTCTTGAGCCTGGCCTCGCACTGCTCCATCGAGGCAGCCACGTCCTTGCCCGACTGCCGGGGCAACACGGCGAAGCCGTACCGCTTGGTTCTCCACATCTTGTGGAGCTCCTCCTGGTACGGCCTCGGCCGGTAGTGCTGAGGGAAGGTGGGCACAGGTGCCCTACTTCTTCTTGGCGGCGGTCTTCTTCGCCGTCGTGGTCTTCTTCGCCGTGGCGCGCTTCTGCTGCACCGCGGCCTTCTTCTGCGCAGGCTTGGTCTCGGTGACCTGCGTAGCCTCGGGCGTGGCCGGGTGGATCGCCTCGCCCTCAGCGACCTCGACGGGCTTCCCCTTGCCTGCCTTGGTCTTCGCGTTCTCGAGACCGAGACCTGCGTCGGGGTCTCCCTTGATTCCGGCGATCGCTCGGAACTGTGAGGAGACGGAGCCCATCGTGCTCTGGTAGGTGTCGCTCATGGTGTACCTCCCCTCAGTCTTCTCGGAGGTCTCGAGCATACTTCCTCACCAGCCGCATGAAGCGGCGGCGAGGCCATGCACCGGGGTCCCAGTGAGAGGACTGACCGAACGCCGCAGAGACGTTCGCGTGGGTGGTGATGCCCTTCCGGCCGGCGCGCAGGTCCTTGGCCGAGAGAAACCGGATGGGCAGGTCGTTGGCCAGGCAGAGCTCGGCGGTGAGGTGTGCCGTACGCCGCAGCATCTTGCGGTGGTTCAGGCCCGCCCAGCGCCACGTCCGCATGTAGGAGGCGATCGCTGCCTTGCGGCGGTCTGTCGGCCACGGCTTCGGGTAGTCGGCCATCTCGATGCCGATCGAGTGCGGGTTGGGCGGCGCGTGCCAGCACACGTAGGAGTCGTAGCTGCACTGCCGGGTGTGGTCCGGGTCGACCGCGTAGTGCCAGCTGCCGGTCTCCGACGTCTGGTTCATCTTGCCCAGGTCGATGGCGGCACCGGACTCGCACGCCATGACGGCGGAGTGCACGACGACACGGGTGATCGGCTTGTTGTTCGTGCCACTGTGCTTGTTCGGGTGACCGCCGTACACCGGAGGTGAGGGGGCGGGGAATCGCTTGGCCATGCTGGCTCCTAGTAGTCGAGGATGATCGGTCGGTGGCCGTCCGAGCCGAACTTGCTGGCGAGGCGATGTATCAGGGGCCGCCTCTTGTGGTTCCTGTGGAGTGTCCCGTCGATGTGGACGAGCGCAGGAGTTGTGTGGGTCTCCCGTGCGAACTGCACGAGTCGCTCGTCCTCATCGTCGGCGTTCCAGTCGCCGACCATGTCGAGCGGCCTACCCCACATACGCGAGTTGGCCCAGTTCTCGAGCGTCGCCCACTCCGAGCGCGCGGCCGCCGGGTTGCGGCCACGGTTCGGGATGCCGTGGATGTCCAGGCAGATCTCGAACATGCCCTCGGTGAAGATCGTGGCGCCGATGAAGATCCGGGGCGGGTGGTGCAGGCCGTGCTTCGGGCCGACCCACCAGCCCTTGGGCCGCACGACGTGCACCTTCTTGATCTGCACGCCCTTCTTCCGCACCAGCAGCACGCAGTTGTTGTTGTCCTGGTGGCCCCTGTCCACGGCGAGCCGGGTGTAGCCGGGGATGTCCCTGGCCAGCCGGCTCTCCTGCAGCGGGACCAGAGTCGGGAAGTCCGTCTCCTCGATCAGGTCCATCGCGTTGCTGCGTGCAGCCGCCGGCCCGTTGCCGACGTACTGGTTGTGCGTCACGATCCGCACGGGTTACTCCTTGACGGGTGTGTTGCTCAGCGCGGTGCCGAAGCCGAGTGCTCCGAGGCCGAGAGCGACGGCCACGAGGATGTCGCCGTCCGACGCCTGCCAGGCACCGACGCCGATGGCGGCCAGGCCGAGCACGGCGTAGACGACAGCTCGCACCTTCGGGGGCAGGAGCTCGAGTGGGTTCTGCATGATGGTTCCTCCTTGGTTCGTCCGCTCAGATGCGGAAGTCGGGCATGCCGATCGTGCTGAACAGCGCCGAGAAGTCCTCCGCCTGGTCACCGCTCCCGGCCTTGGACGGGATGCCAGCCTGCGGAGGCTCGGCCGCAGCGGGAGGCGCTGAGGTACCTCCCGCTGCGGGGGC